TGGGCTTTACCCGTATCGGCGTGCAGCAGAAGGGTGGCGGCCGCTTCATCCACCTCGGTACGTCCGCCGGCGGACGCTTCCCCTCCCCTGCTATCTGGAGCTACTGACATGAAGTACTCGTTCAAAGCGCAGCTGCTGGCTTGCCTGCTGGCCATGGTGTGCACCCTGACGCTCGCCGCCTGTACCGCCACCAGTGCGGTGGGCACTGCCGCCGCCACGCTGGTGGATGGCTACTGCAAGGCACCAGAAGCTGGGCGCCTTGCGCTGCGCACGACGCTGGCAGCACGCACCGCACCGAATCGCCTGACGGTGGAGTGCGCCGATGCCTTTTGAGAGCGACCTGGAGCTGCGCCACGTCCCTGGCTCGGAGCTGTGGAAGGTGGTCAAGCCGTTGCAGTACCGCGCCGCCGACGAGCGCCTGGTGATTGTGCCGGTGGGCTACCGCACGGACCTGGCCAGCGTGCCGCGGCTGGCGTGGCGCATCGTGCCGCGCGATCACGTCCAGGCCCGCCGGCCCGCCGTGGTGCACGACTTCATCTACACCCACCTGACCCACCGCTTCACCAAGCGCGAGGCGGACAAGGTCTTCCACGCGGCCCTCCTCGAGGAGGGCATGAGCAAGCCGCTGGCCTGGCTGATGCACCTTGCCGTGCGCATCGGCGGCCGCGGCAACTGGAGCCGCTGAAATGGAACTGAACCCGCTGACGATCAGCATCCTGCTGATGCTGACCGAGCTGACGCTGGCCGGCATTTGCGGCTTCCAGGTGTACCTGTTCAAGCAGGTCAGCGCTTCGCGCCGCGAGCACCTGGAGCTGCGCCTGCACATCGCCCAGACGTATGTGCGCGCCGACCAGTTCGACAAGGTGGTGAGCCGGCTGGAAGGCCGGCTGGAAACGCACCTGGACAACTACTTCCGCAACCTCAACAAGAGACAAGCCTGATGACCGCTAAACGCCAGATCGTGATCACCGTCGGCGCCGCCGACTTCACTTTCACCCTGACTGCCCAGGACGTGACCAAGTACTTCAACGCCCTGAAGCCGGACAACAAGGTCGCCCCCGGGCACAACCTGCTGACCACCACCGTGCAGCCCGACCAGAAGGAGGCACTACGCCCGTTGCTGGCCAACCCGGTGATGACCATGCAGCTCGCCGGCGCGCTGCTCGAGGAGTACAGCCCGGACGTTGAGGTGACCGTAAAAAAGCCCTCCACCGAGCCGAACGACTAAACGAAGACGGCCTGGGCCAGCTGATGGCCCTGGCTGAACGCTGGCTACCTGGCGCACAGCCCACGGAAGACAACCTGGGCACCGCCAAGTGGCTGGAAGACGAGTACTGGAGACGCATGGAAATTGCCGTAGCAAACGGCATCGCCCATGCGTTGAACGGCTAGGTGAACGATGGCTACGAACAACGCCGCTCTGAACTTCATCCTGAAGCTGACCGACCAAGTCAGCGCCCCGCTGGGCAAGGTGAAGATGGGCTTCAACGAGCTGGCCGAGAAAGGCCAGAAGAACATCACCCAGATGGGCGTGGGCCTGGCTGGCATGGTGGGCGCTGGGATGGCCATCAGCAAGGCGATGGAACCTGCACTGGAGCAAAACCGAGCCTTGGGTGAGGTAAAGAGCTTGGGTGTTGCACAGGACGCCTTAGATGCACTCAACCGCAAATCTCTGGCTTTCTCCATCGCCTACGGCGAGAACGCCCAGGCCTTCGTGGCTTCGGCCTACAGCATCGAGGGCGCAATCAAGGGCCTGACTGGCTCGCAACTGGCGACCTTCACCAATACCAGCAACCTGCTGGCGAAGGCGACCAAGGGTGATGCTGAAACGATGAGCGCCTACCTGGGCACCATGTACAACACGTTCAAGGGCCAGGCCGATGCCATGGGCAAGAGTGCCTGGGTCGAGCAGTTGGGTGGCCAGACGGCGCTCGCGGTACAGCTGTTTCGCACCAGTGGCGCGCAGATCGGTGAGGCCTTCAAGGCCGCCGGCGGGCTGGCCAGCACTGCCGGCGTGGATCTGGCCGAGCAGATGGCCGTTCTCGGCACGCTGGGTAGCACCATGGAAGGCGGCGAGGCCGGTGGGCTGTACAAGGCTTTCTTCGAGAACGTCAGCGGCGCCTCGGAAAAGCTGGGCATGAGCTTCGTGGACCAGCAGGGCAAGCTGCTGCCGATGATGGACATCCTGGACAAGCTCCAGGGCAAGTTCGGTGACCTGTCGATCGAGGCCAACGGCAAGGCGCTACGCGATGCCTTTGGCGGCGAAGCGGCGCGGCTGATCACCACCCTGATGGGCGACACCGGGCGGCTGGCCAACGGCATGGAACAGCTGGGCAAGGTGCGCGGCCTGGAGACAGCCGAGCAGATGGCCAAGGCCATGGTGGATCCGTGGCAGCAGTTCCTGGCCGTGGTGCAGGCCGTGCGGGTTGTGTTCGGACAGGTCTTGATTCCGCTGCTAACACCGCTGATGGAGCGCTTGGTCAGCATTGGCAACGTCCTGATTCGCTGGACCCAACTATTCCCGAACATCGCTCGCGTGGTCGGTTTGGTCGTGCTCGGCGTGCTTGGGCTAGCGGCTGGGGTAGCGGCACTGACCTTTGTTGTTGGCCTGGCCAAGACCGCTTGGCTGCCATTTCTGTTCCTGCAGAAGATCGGACTGGCCGGATTTATCGCACAGGAAATCGCCATCATGGCCGTGGCACTCAAGATGGGCGCGTTGGCCGTGTGGACGAAGGTGGCGTCGGCCAGCATGTGGCTATTCAACGCCGCGCTGTGGGCTAACCCAATCACCTGGGTGGTGGTGGGCATCATCGCCTTGGGCGCTGCGATCATCGCTGCCATCATCTACTGGGACGAGATCACCGCCGCGATCATGAACACCGCCGCGTTCCAGTGGGTATCGGCGCAGCTCACCACGCTGTCCGACTGGTTCAGCTCGATGGGTGGCTGGAGTGGCATGGCCAAGGCCGCTTGGGACGGCATCCTGGCGATCTTCTACGGGGCCATCAACGGCCTGATCGCCATGCTGAACAAGATCCCAGGCGTGGAGATTGATGCACAGTTCGGCGTCATGCCTGAAATGCCCGACCTGGCTGCGAGTCAACTGCCCAGCACGCCGGCGATTGACCGCGCCTTGAGCCAGGCCATGCCTGCGACCACCACCCCAAGCGTCCCGCCCCTGGTACTGGCCCCTGCGCCTTCTGCACAGGCTGAACAAGCCCAACAGCGTATCAACGAGCCGCTATCTGGACTTTCCCCACAGCGCGCCAACGCGGTACCGCCGGGCGGGCTGCTGACCAGCATTCAGAACACCAGCAACCAGAACCGTGGCAACCACGTGGAGAAAGTCGAGATCCACACCGGCAAGCCGATGAGCCCGCTGGAACTGGAAAACATGCTGAGCATGGCGGTGGGCGGATGAGCGAATACATCGACCTGCTGATTGCCGATAACGACCTGGTGCTGGATCTGTCCCGCCAGCCGCTGCTCATCGATGACCGCTCGAGCATCGCCCAGGACATCGCTCACATGATCCGCGACAGCGGCCTGCTGGTGACGCTGGTGGCCGAACGCGATCGGCTGAGACAACGCGACTGCATCCAGCAGATGGAGCTGCTGGTGGAGGCCGACGAGCGCCTGGTTCCCGGTACCGCACTGATCACCCAGGTGGAGCCAGGCCAGTACCTGGTGACCGCCAAGACCCTGAAATTCGGCAGCATCGAGGTGGCCCTGTGAGCGACGTGGATTTCAAGCAAGCGTTGATGGATGCGGGCATCCCCACCACCGAGGCGGGCCTGCGCCAAGCCTGGGAAAGCGAGGTAACCGCCCAGGGCAGCAAGCTGAGCAACACCAGCGCGTACTCGCCGTTCTGGCGTGTCGTCACCTCGCTGGTGACCAAGCCCGCGCTGTGGCTGCTGGAGTTCGTCAGCGGCACGGTACTGCCGAACTTCTTCGTGAAGACCGCCACCGGCGCCTGGCTGGACATGCTGGCCTGGGCGGTGAACGTGGAGCGCAAGCCGGCAACCCGGGCCATCGGCTCGCTGCTGCTGTCGCGCGGCACACCGGAGGGCGCCCTGGAAGTACCCGCCGGCACTCGCGTGCAGTCGGCCCCAATCAACGGCACGGTGTACGTGCTGGTGACAACCGCGCCGGCGATCTTCACCGATGGCCAGCAGCAAGCCAGCGTGCCCGCAAGGGCACTCGAGGCTGGCAGCGGTTACAACCTAGCGCCCGGCTATTACGCCATCCTGCCGGAGCCAATCCCGGGCATCGTCCAAGTGGCGAACGCCGACGGCTGGCTGACGCAGCCCGGCGCCGACCAGGAGCCCGACGACCAGCTGCGCCTGCGCGTGCGCAACCAGTGGTCCGCCGTGAACCAGTGGCACACCGATGCGGTGTACCGGGCGCTGATCGCAGCCTTCCCGGGCGTAAGCCCGGATGGCGTGTACTTCGAGCACGGCGCCCCACGCGGACCCGGCAGCGCCAATGCCTACGTGCTGTTCGAAGCCGGCGTGCCGGCCGAGACGTACCTGGAGCAGATCAACGCGCATATCCGCGAGGCAGGCAACCACGGCCATGGTGATGATCTGCTGGTGATGGCGATGCCGGAAACCCTGCATGACGTCAGCCTGGCGATCTGGCCGCGCTCGACGCTGACCGCCGCGCAGCGGGAGACGTTGCGCGATGAGGTGGAGCTATTCGTTCGTGCGGCCTTCCGCGAGAGCACGCAACGCGACTACCAGCCGACGCTGACGTACCCACAGGCGCGCTTTTCCTTCAGCCGTCTGGGCGAGGAGCTGCATCAGCAGTTTGCGGGCATCGAGTCGCTGGACTTTGCGAACACGGACATCGTGTCCGAGCTGAGCATTCCCCGGATCCAGAACTTGGAGGTGGCGAATGCGTAAGGGAGGAAAGACGGCGACCGGCGAAAACCTATGGGGAGGGGCGTCCGACCGGCCGACCGCCACTGGCAATGACCTGGGCACGGCGGTGAAGTTCCCGTGCGAGGCAGGCCGATGATCAAGCTCGAACTGCCCTTCTGGCTCGACGGCGCCGAGCTGACCAAGCTCAAGGCCGCGGCCACGGGCTGGTGGACCAAGGTGGAAGGCTGGCTGCGCTGGCCACTGCTGCAGATGGACCCGGACACCTGCCACCTGACCATTCTGGATCTGCTGGCCTGGCAGCGGGACATCGCCCGTTTCAAGGGCGAACCCGAAGCGCTGTACCGCCTGCGCGTGAAGCACGCCTTCGTCAACGCGGTGGACGCCGGCAGCGTGGCAGGCTTCAAGCGAATCATGCAGCGCCTGGGTGTGGGCTATGTGCGCATCGAGGAGCGCCTGCCCGATCGGGACTGGGACGTGGTGCAGCTGCACCTGAGCGATTCGCAGCTTTCGGCCAACCCAACGCTGCTGGATCTGCTGATTTACCAGTATGGCCGGACCTGTCGGCGGTACGAGTTCGTTGGCACGTCCGTCGCGGCAATGCGGATCTCCGTGATGGAGTTCAGCAACGACCAGGAACAGATCGTGGCCACACACGACAACGTCGGCACGCTCCGCATCCGGACGGCCGTCATGGAATACAGCAATGACCAGCAGACGCTGGTCGCCACCCAGCAATAGGAGCGCCTTATGGGGGCCAGTATTACGTTCGCAGGCGAAAGCCTCATTGCGCAGAAGCAGGGAGCGCGGGAGGCGTTGGCGATCGACCGCTTCGTGCTTGCCAATATCGCCGGCCTGGATGCCGGCCAGCCTATCGACCGGCAGTCCGCTATGCCTTCGGCCGAGCAGATCGTCTTTGACGGCAGCGTGACCAAAGAGGCGTACCTGTCACCCAACCAGGTCGTGTACAGCCTTTCGCTGGGCAGCGATGTGGGCGACTGGGATTTCAACTGGATCGGGCTCGTCAGCGCCGAGAACGTGCTGTTCGCCGTGGCATACGTGCCTCTGCAACAGAAGCGCCGCGAAATCCCGCCGCTGCAGACGGGCAACAACCTGACGCGCAACTTCCTGGTGGTGTTCGACGGTGCGCAGGCGCTGACAGGCGTCACCATTCCTGCGGAAACGTGGCAGTACGACCTGAGCGGGCAGCTTGAAGGAAAGCTGGATAAGGCTGTGTTGGCCGGCGGCAGCACTGGCGACGTGGCGGTGGGTACCGGCAACGATGCGCAGCCGATCGATTGGGTACCGAGGGGCGCCATCGCCGCCGCCGCGGTACCGATGGCCGCTGCCTTCACCGCAGACGCCGGGGCACGTTACTGCCTGCTGAGCGATGCAGCCACCGCAACCCTGCCGCCTGTTGCGGATCTGGCGCCAGGCGCCGCCGTGGCATTCGTGAAGGTGGCGGCAGCCACACAACCACTGGTGATGGTGGACGGTTCGGGCGGCGAGATGATCACCCATAGCGGGATCACCGACACGGGTTTTTACCTGGACATTAACGCAGAGGTCATCGTCGTGTGGAACGGCGCTGGCTGGGAGGTTTGACGCATGCCTATTTCATTGAAGGCGGCGCAAAGGGTCGCCGGATGCGCCACTGCCTATGGCGGTCTGAAAAGCTCAATCGCCCTATTCGATATCAACCCTGGAACCCGCACATGGGCCGTGCCGGCCGGTGTCAGCCGTATTCGGGTATTTGTTGTTGGAGGTGGCGGCGGTGGCGATACGCGATCAACAACGCCAGCCAGCGGCGCAGGTGGCGGGTTCTCAGAAAAAATCATCGACGTGACGCCTGGACAAGTTTTCAGTTACACGGTCGCTGATGGCGGGGCTTCTGGCGACTCTTCCGGGTCGCCGCTGCCAGCAGCCGGCGGAACGTCTGCCTTCGCCGGGATTATTTCCGCAACAGGTGGAGCGCCTGGGTGGCAAACAGGCACCGCCGCCGGGGGTACAGGAGTTAGCGGTGACATAAACCGGACAGGTGGTTCGGGGTTTAGAGCGGCTTCTGGCAACGCAGGTGGAGGTTCGGCTGCAACGGCATTTGGTGATGGTCGCGCCAGCGAATCTGGCTTCGGGGCTGGTTTTTCGCGCGGTGCATTCGGCTACGTGGACGGCTGGGGCATAGGGCTGCTGCCGGGTGTTCTGCCGAGCAATTACGGGTGCGGGTCGCAATCAGTATCAGCAACGTCTGGGGCACAGCAAGTAGCTGGCTATGGCGGCGGCGGTGCCGGCAGTGGCACGGCAGGGCCATCCGCTGTCAGCGGTGGCCATGGTGGTGGCGGGGCAGGAGCGGGCAACCTGGGGGCACGCGGCGGGAATGGGTTGGTTGGTATCGAGGTGATCGAATGAAATATGCACGCATTGTTGATTCGGTAGCCGTCGAGACGTGGCATGACGGCGGCCTTGACATCACGCCTGCTACGGTTTTCGTGCCTGATCTGGCAGCACAGTTCACTGTGGTGCCAGATGAGGTACAGGCCGGCTGGACGCTGAGCGATGGAAAGTGGTTGGAGCCTGAGTCAGTTGTGATTATCAACGATCACGGAACCATCCTCACCCGCTCCGCCTTCCGCGCCCGCTTCACGCAGGCGGAGAAGGTGGCCATCGAACTGGCAGGGCTCGACGACCCGTCGGCCACGATGGACGTTCGCAGCCAGGCAGCTGCCATTCGCACTTACCAGAAGGACGTTGACGCTGCCGAGTTCATCGACCTGACCGACCCGGCGACTGCTGACGGTGTGCAAGCACTGGAAGCCGCTGATCTGCTGGCCGAGGGTCGCGCTGTCGCGATCCTGACCGCTCCGGTGCAGTGGTCGGAGCTGCCGAGCAATCTGCAGCAAAGCCTGCCGGCATGACCTGGACTCCGGTGACCATGCGCTGGCCCGAGCAGGCCACCCAGTGGATGGGCGAGCTGGCTGCGCCCAAGGATTTGGCTGGCAGTGAGCTGGCCGGCACAGCGCAGCGGCTCGCCGGGCTCGACGGGCTTGCTACCACCAACCCAGGACCGGTCGGCGGTGCCGCCGCCGGTGCGATCGCCACCGGGCGCGCCGCGCTGGGCAGCCAGCTGGGCGAGGCGCCGGCCTGCCTGGCGGTGACGCCGTTCCAGAGCGGCATCGGCCAGGGGCGTGGCAATCAGCGCTTCCTGTCGGCGCCGAACCTATTGCAGCAGCTCGCCGGCAAGCTGGTGGACCCATCCGACCAGGGCAAGCCCAGCGGGCCGCAGTACGCCCTTTGCCTGCTGTTCCTCTCCACCCGCTTCGACCAGCTGGCCGACACCCTGGAGCGCTTCAATGCGCTGCTGCCGGTACCGGACCTGGTGCGTGCCGAGCGCCGGGCACGGCACCTGTCGCGCCTCGAGGCGGAAAAGTGGGAGATGCCGAGCGCCGGGCCGCTGCCCCGCTGGGGTGCCCTCCCCCTGGAGCGCTGCACGGTGACCAAGGCGGCGAAACAATCCATCGCCGGCCAGCTGGCGGTGCTGGAGAGCTATGCCGCCGACAGCTCGCCGATGGCGGACCTCGCCGCGCTGACGAGCCGCAAGGCCAGCCAACAGCAGGGCCGGGACCAGCAGCTGGCGGACCTGAAGGCATTGCTGGCCAACGGCAGCGCCGACACCAGCATGCGCGCCCGGCTGATCGGCCCTGGCGATACCAACGAGCTGCGCCGGCAGTTGCTCGCCGGCGACGCGCCTGGCCATGAATGGGTATTGAGCGCGGGCCTGTTGCTGGTGGGCTCGCTGGACGGATTGAGCTTTGTACGGGAGCTGGTAGGGCTATGACGCTGCTGCTCGACGGTGAAAAGGTGCAGGGCAAGGGGCTGAAGATCACGGCCAACCTGCGCATCGAAAGCGACGACCTGTCCGGCCAGACCAGCAACAGCACGGCGGCGCACAAGGGTTTCAAGCCCAAGACGCTGACCGTCTCGCTGATGATCCCCTTCGCCAACCAGGCGCAGCTGCGCAACCTGATGCGCCTGGCCGAAGCCACCGAGGGTGGCGGGCAGTTGAAGACGTACCGCATCGTCAACGACACCGCTGCGGCCTTCGGCGTGCGGCAGGTGCAGTTCACCGATGGGGTGAGCGCCCGAGAAGACGACTCGCTCGCCGCGTGGCGCGTGCAGTTCACCCTGGCGGAAAAGCTCTCCAACCCCGAGCGGGTGGAGAAGCGCCGCCAGCCCAACGCGGTCACCAGCCAAGCCGCATCTGGACAGGCTGTCGCTGCCGCCGACGAGTCCGGCGAGCCAGCGCAAGAGCTGACCGGCTTCGAAGCCACCCTGAAAAAACTGGATAACTGGCTGGCCTGATGAGCATGAAATTGCACAAGGTGCTGACCATCGACGGCACCGCCTACCCGCTGGTGAAGGATGAGGTGCGGCTGGAGCTGAAAAGCCCCGGCCGCGCCTCGTTTACCATCCAGGCCGAGGCGCCAGTGAAGGGGCTAGTGACGCTCGACATCGGCTACAACGAGGCCACCCTGCAGCGCCACTTCATCGGCTACGTGGAGCGCTGCACCGCAGCCAACAGCGTGCAGCAGGTGCTGCTGTGCCGCGAGCTGGCGGCGATTCTGGCGAACCCCATGCCGATGAACCTGCGCCACGTGGACCTGACGGCGGTGCTCGCCGCCATCAGCGAGAAAACCGGGCTGCGCTTTCGCGTGCCCGAGCGGCCCTATGCAAAGGTGAAGGC